CGTGCATCATGGCGGGCGGTAACATCTCGCCGGTCATGGGGTCCATTGAGGGCTCGCCAAACGGCTCGGAGGCGACGATGTCGATTTCCGCCGCCGGATCTGACATCAACGCCGCCAGAGCGTTGTCGTCGAGCCCTGTGAGATCGTGTGTCTCGAATTTCGTCTGATCGTCCCAATAGCACTTTAGCACGCCCACCTTGCGGATCAGCGCATCCTTGAATGCGGCGTGCGTGTGCAAGAAGCCGTTGTTGTCACGGTTGATGATGTAATTTGCGTACTCGGTCGCCTGCTTCGCCGCGGCAACGTCTTCCGGCCCCTGCGGTGCGTATTCCACCGTGCGGTCGGTGCTATGAAATATCCGCATCAGCGATGGCATGATGGCCTGTACGGTATCCCGTACGTCCATGCTGACCACTTGGCTGCGGCCCTCTTCCTCGTCGCCAAACGGGTCGCCGCGATAATACTCGGTCGCCGTGGCGCGATATGGCGATACCCAATTGTCGGAGTAGTCAATCGCGTCTTCGATTTCCTTGCCGACGATGCCCTGTAGCTCGTCGTCACCCATTACGTTTGGTTCGAGCTCTTCTTCGAGGGCGCTCATGATTTGGTTGATTTCGTTCTGTATCACTGCCCTTGCCTTTCCAAATAGCTCATAATGTTTTCTAGTATCTCAGGCGTTATTCTCTGCACCGGCATAATAGTCTTAATGGCATGAGACATGTTTGCCTCTGTAAGTGGTAGCCCGCGCTTGTCAAGTAAACCTTCACGCGGCTTATATACGTCTCTAAATATAAGCCTTTGAGGTACGGGCGGAAGTGAACCAGTATAATCACCTTTTATCTGAGTGTTATACGTTGAGTGCGGCACTCTAGCCGCTAATATATTGCCTTTAGAGACATTTTGAAGAAGTGGTTCGCTTGTGTCGATTTTAGAAACGCCCAAACCAAACATGCCAGAACCAAGATCTCTTTGGGTTGGATCTGTAACAGCATATCGCCCCTGCGCTGGAGATGGTAAGCCTTCGGCCTGCATAGGGTTGCTGTCCATAAGTCTGATAAAGGCTTTTCTTTTTGGCGAACTAGTATTAACGACCCACTCGCGCAATTTTGGAGAGCGTAATCCCACAAAGTCTGGGTCAACAAGGCTTCTCATAGTATCGTTGAATTTTTTAGTCGCTTCCTTGCTGATCTTTGAGCCCTTAACAAGCTCCGCCATAGTGGCGCCGGTAAATGTGGCAAAATCGTTTGCGTCAGGCGCCATGCTGCCAGTCACGCCATAAACGTCTTCGCCGCCTGTCTCTCTTTGTGCTTTTGTTGCTTCGTCCTCAATGCGAGTAATGATATTTTTATTAGACGCCCATATTGCTCTGTCCTGTTGAGCCGCTGGCCCAACCATAAAGTCTACACCGCCTTCAGTATAAACAGGATCGTCAAACTTAATATCGTCAACGCCTTCAATAAGTAGCCCGCGAGACGTTCTGTCTCCATAAAACGGAAGAATAAGTTTATTTTCCATATCTTCCCAAGATATAGGGTTGCGCGGTAAATTTTCGCCGGTATCTGTAAACTTAACGTCAGTATCCGATAAAAACTTTCTCATTTTTGTATTTTGATAACCAATAGGGTCTAGCTCTGCCTTTAAGGCTTTATTGGGGTCTTTATTTGAAACGGCGGCGAGAATACCGGCGCTTTTGGAGGTATTAGCCGCCATAATTGATGGGTCGTAAGCATCATTAAATTGAGCAAACCTGCTTCTAATAACTTCGGGATCTCCAGCGGTACGTTCCACAAGCATAATGTTGCTTACGTTTTCTGGCGTGTATTTAAAGTCTTTAGCAAAAGTTTCGCTTGGCTTCACCCCTTCGATCATATTCACGTATGGGATGTTGGTGTACCCCTTATCGGTCAACTCTTGCTTGAAGACTTTTAACCCCTCTTCAAGATCCAACCCGCGCGCGTCAGCAAAGGCGTTCATAGCCTCGCGGACACCATCTTCAGAAAGTACAGTCTCTCCGTCAATTTCAAAGCTACGGGACGATATAGATGGATCGATGTCTATGCCGAACTCTTCAAGGTCTTTTATGGTAAATGGCTTTTCCGCTCTCACTTTAAGCGGCAGTGTGACGCCGGTTTCCTTACCAAGTCTGGCTAAATCGTAGTCTATATCTTCCCATGAGCCCGTGCCAACTTGAAATCTAAAACGATCCTCCGCCTGCCTTGGCGTGCCAACGTGAACGCCCAGACGATCAAACCGCGGACCCTCCGGAGGCGGCATGAGCTTGTCGCCTTTCATCTTGTTGCTCTTCATATAGTGATAAGCGTCACCATATGAGATGTCTTCGCTGGAGCGACGTGGAGCAAGTTTCATAGCACTTTTTGGCGCTGAAACTTTAGCACTAGGCGCTGCAACCGCAGAAAGCGCAGCCGTGCCAAGCGCCTCGCTCTGCATATCCTCCGTTGGAATTAGCCCGCGCGCCGCCATAGACGGAGCATCAAAGGCCTTTGCTGTTGGCGTGAGTATGCCTCTAAGAAACGGAGTAATGCCTTCAAACTTGACCGTACTTCCGCCGTAGCTGCCAATGTCTTTTGAGAGCAATCCGCCAAAAACTGGCCGGCGACCTTGCTCTTGAAGTCGAGATAAATAATTTCTTTGCGCGTCATATAAAGAAGCAAACGGGCTTGCTTCCTCTCTCAATAAACGCATTTCTTCTGCGCTGGTAAGGGAGTTTTCAGCCCTTATCCGGTCAAGTACGCCCATCTAACACTTCCATCTTCTACGTGCCGCCTTGCCGCGCTCGCCCGTCCAACCGCTGGAACGTGCGCAGAACGACTTCTTGCGCGCCGCGTCCTTCTTGGTCTTCGGGTTTGGCGCAGGCGCCTTTAAATTTGAACCAGTCGCGCGGTTGTACTTCGCCCTGCCCTTCGCGGTCAATCCTCCGCCCTGTTTGACGGATAGCTTCTCGCCGCGACCCACTGAGAGGCTTGGGCCAGATTTACGCTTACGCTTTTTTTCTGCCATCTTTTTTCGGTTTCCAACTTATTCTTGCCGGTCCAGTTTTCTTTTTAGCCATTTTTTTAGCCATTGCGCTGCTTGCTTGGCTTTTAGGACGACAAGCCGGATAAGACTTGCGCTTGTCTTTAGGGCCAGATCGACCGCACTTTTTGCCCGTTTTAACATCTCGCCAGTCTTCCTTAAACCACTTCGTCAATCCGCCGCGCGTCTTAGCCATACGTGCCACCGCGCTTCTTATACTCGCGCACAAGCCACGCATTTGCGTATGCGCTGGGGTACACGTCAAACTTCTTCTTCGCCGCCGCCTTCACACGCGCGTAGAGCGCGGGGTTCTTTGGCTTTGGTCCGCTCGTCTTCTTTTTCGTCGCCGCCATCTATGCCTCTTCGTCCCAGCTTATGCACTGCCAATCGACAGGCGTGTAAGCTGGAAATATCTGTATCGCGTAATCAAAGCCAGCGCGTATGCTGGCAACGCACTGATCCTCACTCGGCAACGCCGGCCCGCCAAACGCAAAACACTGCGCGGAGGTATTGCAAAGCATCAGGACCGCGGTCCACATTACTTCTTAGCCATGCGGCGCTTGGTGGTGGTGCCATATTGCACCTTCTTGCCACTTTTTGCCGCCGCCTTCTTGGCCGCTGCCTTCCCTTTTTTCGTGTATGCGTAATGCTTCCCCGCAACTTTAGGCATATGTCGTCTCCTTGTGCAACTCACACACATAATACAGGAATTTCGCGTAAAATAAACCCCGCGCGGGCGTCGAGCATACCCGCGCGGGGGAGACGTGAAGGGAAACACGTCGTCTGCGGCCATGGGGAGGAACGCCGCTACAAAAAGAGTACCACAGAGTTTGCGAAAAACTAAGTGGACTTTTTCGCAAACTTTTTTCGTTTTTCGCAAACTTTTTTTGTTTTAGGGTTCGACTAAAAAGCAAAAGAGACCCTAAAGGGTCTCTTATGTCAGCCTCCATAGCGAAGACTTCGTAGGCTCGGCCTACCTCCAACCTAGGGTCTTTAAGCTGAGAATGCAACAAAAAACAGCATTATAACAGATGGAGAAAGAACCGATAAAATGATTTATGGCTATTGGTGCGCAGCCTAAACCACGCTCAAACCACGACGCAGAGGCCGGTTCCACGAACCGGCTGAGCTCGTTCCAAACGCCATGGTCGTGTGATCATTCGCCAGCGACAACGCCACCGCATCGGCCCTGTCAGGCGACGCAACGCCGCGCTTCTTCATGCTATCCTTGCTCTCGACTTGCAGCTTGCCCGCGCTGGTAAAGTGGTACCGCGGGGCCGCAAGCTCCGCATACAACGCATCGTCGCGCGGCAATGACACGTCCATGCCTTCGAGATACATCTTCATCTTAAACCAGATCTCCGCGCGCAAGTTCAAATACGTGTCCTTCGCCATGGCGCGCTCCGACACGTTCAAGCCACGCGCCGGCAAGCCAAGCTCGCGTAAGCGGTCGAGCACCCCAGCGCCAAAGCCATTACTATCCACGATGATCTCCGCCGGTCGCTTACTCGGCGGCATGGCGTCATACTCCGCCTTCACGGCGCCCGTAAGCTGCATCAGGTCCAAGTTACGCCACACAGTCAGCGGATGTATCACCGGCCCCTGACGCTTCGCAAGCACGCTGGCATCGCCGCCCTGACGCGCGACGTCCAAGCCCCATATGGCAATCGTGTCCTCATGCACCTTGATGTCGTTGGCCATGGCATGCTCAATAAGCGACACAGGTATCACCGTGTCCTCTTCGGACGGGGGGAAGTTGCCCAAGACGCGCACATGATAGGCGGGACTGTCTTCTCCGTATCGGCGCTTCATATCCTCCACGAAATCCTCGCTCACGCGCGGGCTGTCCACGCAAGACACATGCATCGTGTACCAGTCTTCACGCAAACGATTATGCGTGTCATAAAAGAAACCCGTATTCCGCGTGGGGTTGCCGGTCAGGATCGTCGTCGCAGAGTGGCCAGACATACTGCCAGACGCGGCCTCGAAGACGCTGGAGGGGATACCGCTGGCCTCGTCGGCGATCAAAAGCACCGAAGGCGAGTGCACCCCAGCGAGCGCCTCTGGCTGCTCCGCGCGCGACGTGCGGCACGATATAAACGTGCTCTCTGGGTGGCTCTTCAACTCAATCCGATCAGACTTGAGCTCCAGCAAATTGTCAAAGGGCGGCTTCAGCCGCTTGGCGACATTTTTCATCTCGGCGAAGCAGGCGTCGAAAAGCTGGGACGACGTGGGGGCGGTCACAACGGTCTTGCTCGGCACGCGCATCAGAACGTGCCATACAGCCGCCAAAGCGACCCCCGTGGACTTCCCGACGCCGTGGCCAGAACGAACGCTTATACGCCGTATCGCGGGGGCTGCGACGGCGTCGAGGAGCTCAACTTGCCACTCGTCCGGCTCAATGCCGGCGACCTCGCGGGCGAAGGCGACGGGGTCGTCGCGGTAGCGCGCCATTAACTTGATAAACGGGTTTTCTTGGGGCTGGGTCATGTTAACACCTGTTTACGGAAAAAGGGGGCGGGGAGGCGTGGGGAGGTCCTTTGCATTTGCACCGGTCCGCGCTGAGCGAAGGGGGGGTCAAAAACGCGCTTTTTCTGCGCCGCAGCACGAAAATCGGCCAAAATTAACATAATACCGCGCAAAAGGCCGATAATACGTATTATGTTAAATGCAGATCGTTTAAAATCAATCACTTAGCAGATCCACCCGTTGCTGCGCCTGCACTCTCGCCTTAAACGTGCATTTTGCGTTGACTTTTGCTGCATCTGCGAGCACGCGCGCGCCCGCGTGCGTGAGTGCGTACCGATGCGTGTTTTCGCGCTCAATCGTCATCCTCGAACACTTCGCCCTCTATCACATTGCCAAGCAACTGCGCAGCCTGCGCATGCAAGTCGTTCACGCTGATGTTGATTGCCACGTCACGTTGCCGCGTATCGTACTGCGCGTTCAGCTTGCTCGCCATCCACTTGTCNGTNTCCACTTGCAAGCGCGCCACGTTGACGTTGTCACGTTCAGCAAGCTGCGCCGTTTCCANCGCACGCTCAGCGTAGAAGTGGCCAGCCTCAAGTTGCGCAGCCTGATAGCGTCCACGCCGCCCGTCGCTCGCGTCCAGCCACTTCGCCCACAACTTGTGACCTATGTTAAACTCACGCTTNATCGATGCCAGCGACACGCCGCTTGCGATGCGCTCGAAGATCTCGTCCTCTCCGAGCTTTTCCAACGCCATGATCTTTGCCTTNCCGACCTCACCCACCACTGACCATCTCCCCCGCCAGCGCAGCGTANCCACACATGTCGAGCCAGTTATCCATCTTCTGCGGTGACGCGCGTGACCTGCTTACCTTCAGCAACACCATCATAGCGCAGACGTCCGCCTCGCTGACANGCTGNCCGAGGTAAGTTGACCACATGCTCGCAATCCTTCCAAAGCTCTCCTTTGCCTCGCCGTAATCGTTGTTGCGGTCATGCGTCGTGATGTCTGCCGCCTTCTCAAGTAACTCTGTCCTGTACATCTGCTCTCCTTTACCACGGGATCTCGTCATTGATGTCACGGCTATGCTCTTCGCCGTTACGAATTATACTCTTCACATGCGCTTTCGGGAAGGCACTGAATGCCTCGTCCAGAAACCGCGCGCTAAAGTCAGCGCACAATACTCTCGCCGCATCGCTGAAGCTGTACAC